TCGACGACGACACCACCGTCGATGATCACATTCCTGCCTTCCTCGGCGGCGTGCGAGACGTCGACCGCATTGGCCAGCTCGATGGACATTGGCAGGTATTTGATGACCTGCAAGAGCGGGATTTTCCGGGCGTACATTTCCCAGTTCGCATGGGCGTAGTGACGGCTACCGACCTTGTTCCACTTCTTGAAATGTTTCTCGATTTTCGACATCCGCCACAGCTCGATAATCGGCATTTCGGAACCCTGCACCCAGCCGATGGCGTAGGCGTGCGTAATGTCGGCCGGGTCTTCAAGGTCGGTCTCATTGTGGATCACCAAGTCGCGCTTTGCGCCATCGGTAAACGTGTATTCCTGATCCTTGAAAATGACACCAGTGAACACGGTAGCGCGGCCGCTGCGCGCAACGAGGTCGACCAGCCCGCGCCAGCCAGGAACAAGCGTGCAAGTGTCCTTGTACGGGATCAGGTAGCACTGGCCATTGATGCCAGGCTCGAGGCCCAGCTGCGCCGCCGTCATGATCGATGCCGCAATGCTCTGGTGGGAACATTTCTGAAGCGCTGGCGAAGTGCTGAAGGCTGTCAGCGCCAGGCGCGTCATGCGATCCGCAGTCAAATGCTTTGGCAGCGCCAGAGCCATCTGGCCCTTGATCTTGTCCATGAAGTTGGAAAGGTTGGCCACGGGCGAAAGCTGGCGCTCCCCGGTGACGTGTTGTTTCAGCTGCTGGCCGGACATGGTGAACCTCTATTTTTTGGGTCGAAGAACTCGGCTGCTATCGGTGCGAGTGTAGGTAGCCGCGATTTTGGGATGGTTGGCGCGGAACAGATCGATATTAAATCGCTTGGTCTTCTGCTCTTTCCAGGTCAATAGCGCCCTCGATCCGTAGGATAACGTAGTGGCGTCTAACATGAAAAGTTTTATTTCCTGCTCGATGTCCTCGAGTTCGCCTTTCAGGAATTTGGCCTCCTTTTTCTTGGCCTTCCACTCATTCACGCGCTCGAGAAGTTCCGGCGTTGCCTGGGCATTACGGCCGCTATCCACTGGGAACATGCGCAGCACGTCAGCGGCATCTGTAGGCGGCGGCGGGTCACGACGCTGCACCCGGTCCCAGAATTCAAGCTCGGTTTCCCGGATGGCGGCAATGGTGCTCTCGTCGCGGTGAATCTCAAACACCCGGAAGTCATCAATGCCCAGCATCACCGGCAAAAGCGTGCTCGGTGCGCCATTGCACATCATCCCATGCATGCACTGGGCGGCGTAGTAGATCGGCACATCATCGGTACCCTCGTCTCCCCACATGGATTTTTCATAAAAATCGCCGGTTGTCTTGGCTTCCACGTTTCGGCCGTCGCTGGTTTCCGCGTCAATTTCGGCGGCCAGGAACTTGTGCTGGCGATCAAGGTAGCGATTGTTCCGGTGGATCAGCTCGACGCCGTGCTCGAGGGTAAGCATGTCGAGCACATACGGCTCCAGGCGCTTGCCGCGCTCGAGGATCTTTTTCTTGGCCTCACTGATTACTTCCTTTTTGCCAAAAACCTTGGCGTCGTAAACTGCCAGTGGTGTTAACCATGGGCTGATCCCCAGGATTCCAGCCACGTCAGAGCTGCCCAGGTACGATTGACGGTTGATGCTGCCTACGTTTTTCACGATTGTTCCCCTTGCTGGTCTGCCTGCTCCCGCGCCGCACGCCTGGCAATCTGTGCGGGGCTTGGCGGGATTTCTCGATAGAAAATTTCGATGGTGTAGCGCTTTGATTTCTTCCAAAGCACTGGGCAAGACGGGCGCACTCTGGTCATGAGTTCGCGCATCAATTCGGCATTGCCATATCCCAGGTGTTTGCCGGCGAATTCCACTTTCTCGCGCTGGGCGGTCGCTTCCAGATAGGCGAGAATTTCTTTCAGATCGGCAACAGGAACTTCGACTACCTGCTGACCAAAGTCAATGGCCCGGTGCAAGGTTGGCAGCATCCAGCGGGCGGTTTCCATCGCGGCGGCCTGTCGCTCGCCGTAATCTTTCGCGTGCCGGCTCACAACTGATCCCCCCTGGCAAGCTCCAGCTCAATCAGAATTTCGCTGACCAGTCCGTTTATGTCGCCATCGCCCATATCCTCGTTGAGCTTGTATCGGTCAAACACCGCGTGAACCTTGGCCCATTTTTCCCGGCCTAACTCCACCTCATACGCCCCAGTCTGGAATTGATAGGCCGATTGTCCGGCCGGGAGAATCGAGGCGATATGATCGGCGCTTGCTGTCGCCAGGGTTTCCGAACAATCGTCACAGCCCAGGACAAAAGTACAACTTACGTCCTGAGTGCGCAGCCGGCCTTCGGCAATACCGGTTTTGTTATTGCTTACGGCTTGCCAGGTTAGCGCATCGCTCCCGCATTCCCGGCAGTTGGTTATTTTCTTGAGCACATTCACTTGATCACCCCCAGGTGCCGCTTGATGTCGGCGCGAATTTTGGAAACTATCGCTGTTTCACGGCGGGACATTGGCACCGTGGCCTGATGCTTGAGAATTCGGCGCTCAACGTCGCGTAGCAGGTCTTTGGCGGCCATCATTTCGGTGTAGCGTTCGCGGGCAAGTTGTACCAGGGCCAGCACACCGTCACGAAAAGTATCAGCACCGCCGTAGGATTCCAGCGCCAGGAACACGGCCTTATGCAGTTCGCCGTCATGCTCGGTAGTCAGCAGCAGGGCGAGCACCTTGTCGCGCAATTCCTCGGCTTGTTCGGCAGTAGAGCCGTAGCACTCGACACGGCTATACCAAGTGCGCTTTCTCGAGTCGGAGGGGAACTGATCCGCGCCATGTACATCGATGCCAGCCCCGAAGTTTCCGCAATCGCCCACCGGGTCTGTTTCACCCTTCAGAAATTCCATAATCAGCGCTCCAGCAGTTTGCGGATGTTGGTGGCCAGCTGCGCACGCGGGTTAAGCGCGGCAAGGGCCTGTTCCAGATAGCGGCGGGCGAGTGCCAGCTCGGCGAGCGTCTCGACTTCGGCGGACTGTTGCGGCCGGATAAATAACTCGGTGCCCACCGGCAAATCCTCGGCGCGCCAGGCAACGGTGGGATAGTGGTGGACCTTGTTCACGCACTGGTGCCCAATCACGGTACCTACTGAGCTGGCCAACGCTTCGGCGCCAGGCGTCTTTGCCTTCGCATCCTGGGAGCCGTCGACCACCCACACGCATTCGCTTAACCCGTCTTCCTCGTGGGAAAAACAGCACAGGCTTTGCGTGCGTGCGCTGGTGCCCCATTCAGCAATGAGGTTGTTGCCGGTGCGAACCCATACATCCGGCGCGCCAGGCTCATGAATGAACTTTGTGCCATAGGGCAGCTCGTTGAAAGGCGTCGCAACTGGCTCGAGCGCCTGCACCAGCTCAATCAGTTGACCAGCCGTGAACAGCGGATCGCAAGTGACCGAATAGGAGGGGTCGTAGTCATGACCGCGGCGACCAAATGGATTGGCGTCGGTAAGGGTTGGTACACGGTGTTTCTGGCCCAGGTCCATATGCATGACGTGCAAGAACGCGGAAGGGTTTGGCTTTTTCATGATCAGTCCTCACTTGGTAGGGCGGTGTTCCAGGCGCTGCACTTCGGGCACTGCCCGTGTCGTGCGCGCCAGACTGGCGCATCGGTGTAGCACTTGCAGTTGCTGCACTGGTGCTGCACGGGTTCATCTGGCGGATCAAGCGGCGGCCCGCCAACGTAGACGCGGTTTATGGGGGTCATTACCAGTTGTCTCCACGATATCCATCGGCGGGGCCGTCATCATCGTCCTGGCCATCGTCCTGTTCTGCATTGCAGCCTGGGCAAAGGCCGTCATTGTCCCGGTACTGGCCAAGTGTGAAGGGCGCGTGGCAGCTCCAGCACTTGAGCACCGTTAGGCGCCCGTCGATGTTGTTCATTGGGCCCACCACACAATCAACTGATCAATCCAGCCGCGCTTAGCGGCGCAGTAGAGGGCCAGCAGAACAACGGCAGTTGTTGCCATCACCTCGACCGGGCGCACCTTGTCCTGGCTGTTGTCGCCTGGCTTGATGGCCTGGCGGATCGGGATACGAACGGCTTGCGGTTTCTTTTTCATGGCAGTGGCTCCGGTGATGGGTTACATGCGCTGGCCAGGGATACGGGGCTTGGGCTCGACAACCTTGAAGCCCTCGCCATCGTAGGTGTAGTGGTTGACCTTCGAGCGCACGGCGCCCATGTCGTCGGCCATGTAGCGCGTCAGCTCCCGGTCTGAGTACCCTCCATCGCCAGGCTCAAAGCATTGCACTTGGTTGGTGGTGCGCAAGAAGCCGCCCTTGAGCAAGTTCAACTCGCCTTGGGTTGCCTCGGCCTGAATGGCGTCGATGCAGTCGTCGCGGCTTGCAGCCACAGCCGGAAACACGTTGGCGATGCAAACGCGCTGGAAGTCGGTCGGGGCAGATGGCGTGGCGCCTGATCCGCATACGATGAATACGGCGACGAGCTTTGCAGTGATAACTGGCATTGGTGTTCTCCCAGGTGGTCGGTGTTGGTGGGCAAACTATGAGGCGTTATCGCCACTACGTCAACACCGCAATCAATCAAATACCTAACTAAAATATGAATGCTTGCACTACACATCGGTACCATATAGATTCCCACCCATCGAATTCCATCGGAGACCGCTACCCAATGAACCTGAAAAAAAGCGTGATGGTGGCCCTGGCCCAGCGCGGAATGAAACAGAAAGACCTGGCAGACAAGGTAGGGATGAGCCAGGGCAGCATGAGCCAGCTTGTGGGGCAGACGTCTTGCACTGGCGCCACATTGGTCAAGCTTGCAAGCGCGTTCGGCCTGAAGGTCAGCGAGTTCGTGGCGCTTGGCGAGGATTAACCCCCATGAAAGAGGTGATGCAAGATGAATCTGGAGGATACCGGCGTGGCTAGAATCCGCTCAATCAAGCCAGAATTCTGGAGTTCCGAACAGGTGATGTCGTGTTCGTTTCATTCCAGGCTATTTTTTATCGGGTTGTGGACGTTTTGCGATGACGGCGGCGTTCATCCGCTGAAGCCGATCACGCTGAAGGCCTTGATTTTCCCGGGTGATAGCATCGATTCCGATAGCATTCGTCGAATGCTCGACGAGTTGTCGGATATCGGTCTGATCGATCTGTATCAAGTTGATGGGAAAGAGTACCTGCAGGTTTCAGGGTGGTCGCATCAACGAATCGATAAACCCACCATCAAATTCCCATCAAAAGAAATGGGAACACCAATAAAATCAGGCACTTCACAAAAAAAATTCGACGAATCATCTAGTAAGAGTCGGAGAGGAATCGGAGAGGAATCGGATACGGATAGGAGTCCATCAAAAGCTATCCCTCAAATCACGCGAAAAAACATTGAGGACATGTTCAACACTTTCTGGAAGCTGTACCCCCGGAAAGTCGGCAAAGCGGCCGCGCTGAAAAAGTTTGAGACCAAGTGCAAGACACCCGATGAGTTCGACGCGATCATTGCCGGCCTGGGCCAGCACATCAAACACGTTTTCAACCTGAC